GTCGCCGCGGTGGATGTCGTACGCGTGGATGTCGTACTGCGTCCAGTCGTCCGACCACGACCCACCTGTGATCATGAATCGGAACGACATCTCGTCGACGAGCCCGGTCTGCACGACGTGCTCGATCTGCGCGACGAACGGGTTCGCCCGCTGCAGCGACGGCGCCACCACCGACAGGCCCGGAGACACCGGGTCGTCGTTCACCTCCGCCAGCTCGAGCGGCGACGTCGCGTTACCCGTCCGCGCGAGCCGCTGCAGCGACCGGTGATCCGTGACGAACGGCACGTCGAGGTTCGGGTTCGCCAGCGACGCGGTGCCGGCACCCAGGTGCACGAACTCCGTGTACGGGCCGAACATGTCCCACATCTGGTACCCGCGGCAGACGTGGTCCGCCGCACCGTGGTCGGCCGGCTCGTACACCGACGCCATGCCCTCGAACCGCAGCGCGCCGTCACCGGACGCCGCGTCCCGCATGCTCATCTGCGTGCGCGCCGTCACGTACGCGCCGCCCGCCGGCGCGTCCTCCGCTGCGCGCCGCTGCGACGGCCGGGACGCCCGGGTGCCGCCACGCTCGACCACCGCGGCCGCACGCGCGGCCGCCGCCTCGAGCACCGCTGTCGTGCGGCTCATGCTCCGATCCCCTGTCCTGCCGGGACACCCGGCGTCGTCGATGCTCCGATGATGCCGAACGTCTGCAGCTCGGCAAGGTCCTCCGCGGACAGCGGAGGACGGTCCTTGAGTGCCCGGTACTCCGTCGGCGTGAGCATCCCGGCGCCCAGCTCCGACAGCATGAGCTGCGTCTGCGTCTGCGGGTCGAGCCGCAGGAACGCGCCCGTGTTCAGCTTCACGAACCGCGGCGCCGGGAGTGCGTACCGGGACCAGTGGTCCTCGCGTCGCGCGATCGCCGGGCCGGTCGACGTGATCAGCGTCTGCAGGTTCCGCTGCGTGATGTTCGCGTAGGTGATGCTCGACCCGGTGCCGGCCGGCGCGTCGATCATGTCGCCGGGCACGTCGAGGTACCGGCACACCTCCGACACGGACGCGTTCTGCTGCTCAAGGAACCCGGCAGACGCGGCGTCCATCGCGGCCGGGATCCACTCCCAGTCCGCGCCCGTGACGAACAGATCCCGGTTCGCTGTCGCGAGCCGGAACCGCGCTTTGGCGTTCTCGATGACGTCGTCGTCAAGCTCGTCGAGCTGCGTGTTCTTGAGCGTCCCGGCCGGCGACGCACCGTTCACGAACCAATCAAGCGCGAACTCCTGCGCCGACAGGTACCCGCCGATCGACCATGCCGCGTACGCGATCGGCGACAGGCCCAGCTCCCACCCGCCGACCGTGTACTGCCGCTCGTGCCACACCTGCTCACGCTCGAACCGCTCACCACAGATCCGCCAGTGATCGATGCGGCCGCCGCGCATCCGAGCGACCACGTCCGCCATCGGCGCCAGCTCGACGACCTGCGGCTGCCCGAGTGCGTTCCACATCCGGATCACGCCGACACTGTTGCCGTACCGGTCGAGGTCGATCCGGCTCGAGTACAGGTGCTCGCGGATGCTCACACCCGGTGCCGGCTCGACGAGCAGCGGAGGCTTCACGACCTCCACCTGCAGCGCAGACGCGCCCGTGCCGACCTTCCGGAACGCGTCGACCGGCAGCGACGACTCGAGGTTCGCCCGCAACCGCAGGCACGCCCACACCGCCGAGTGCCGCAGCGCCGACTCCTGCGTCACCGCGACGGACCCCTTACGGGATCCCAGACCCCGACGCGCCGCGACAATCTCGAGCGCCGCGAGGTCCGCCGACCGCTCCGCCGTCACGGGCGCCGCCGGCCGATCCCGGACCTCGAGCGCAGCACCCGCCGCCGGCGACGGCACCGGGCCACCACGGGCGACAGGCGCCGGTACCCGTCCCGTCGCCGCGACACGCAACGCGTCCGCCAGTCGTGCCACCCTGCGACCTCCTGTCACCCGAACGACCTGCCCGGGTCGTACGCCTTGAGCTGCCGAGCACGCCACCGCGCCACCACGACCGCCACGATCGGCAGCACGTCACCGCCAGCACGAGTATCGAACGACCACCCGCCGTCCGACGTCCGACGCGGCGGAGCAGCCTCGAGCGCTGCCCGCACGTGCCGGTCCCCAAGGTGCCGGAAGTCGTCCGCGCGGATCCCGGCGAGCAGGTCACCCGCGGCCGCCGCGACGTCCGACTGCGACGCGACCTCGAGCCGCGGCATCCTCCGCTTGAGCAGCTCCGCCACCGACGACGACGCCGGCCCGGGCAGCACCACGATCCGCCGTGGCCGGTGCCGGCGCCGCAGCTCGAGGACCTCGTCGACGAGCCGCTGCCCGACGAGGTCACCGTGCCGGATCAACCCGACGTGCGTCCGGCCGTCCACTCGAGGCCCAGCGACCGCGATCGACGACCCCGCCTGATCGGCCCGCACCCCGACGACGAACACGTCCGGACGGCGCCCCTCGAGCACCGCACTCGACCGGTCCTCGAACCGGTCCCACGTCGCGACGTCGACCGTCGAGTCGTCGTCGCCGTCGACCGGCTCGTGCCACCCGGCCGTCTCCCGCGCGAACTCCCGCATCCCGTCGACTCCCGTCAGTGACCGCCGCTCGTCGCGCAGCTTCCGGTACGTGATCCGACCCCGGGCGAGCGCATGATTCGCGAGGTGCCACGTCGACTCATCGTCGAGCGCGCAACCGCGCGCCACCCCGAACACGTGCGAGCACTCCGACCCGTCCGCGCACGCCGACCCGTCGAACCCGCCCGGCGCGCACCGCTCGACGTACGCCAGGCCCGGGTCGCCACCCGCCCGGCCCCGCGCCACGACCGCCGCGAGGTACCTCGAGCGACGCAACCCAGCCGACGACGCGAGCCGCATCTGCGCGCCCGGCCGGACACGCATCGCCGGCCGCCGAGCACCCACCATCGGCACCGTGAGATACAGCGCCTCATCCGCGACCCAGACGTCGACGTCGTCACCACCGCGGCCCTGCCCCTCCGAGCGGGTAGACCAGAACCACCGACGCGGCTGCCGCTCACCCTTCCGCGGCCGCTGCACCATCTGCTCCGAACCGCGAGCGTCGACGATGTCGTCGACCCGGTCCCGCAGCAGCGGCGACGACGCGATCAGCGCGTCGACGATCGCTTTCGTCTTGAGCGTCGTCGCCATGAGGTGCGACGTCCAGTCGACCACCTGCGCGCTGCCGAGCAGCCAGTCGAACAACGTCAGCGGCAGCACCTCACGGTCCGTCTTGCCGTTCCGTCGGCCCTCGACGACGCACGTCTCGCCGGCGACGTACAGCCCGGCCGCATCGTGCGACGCGAGCACGTCGACGTCCGCCTGCTGCTCGAGGTCGAGCGGGTGCCCGATCCGCTCACCGAACCGCGCGACGAGCGGCCCGTACGACCCAGCCCGCGGCGGATGCCACGCGTACGCGGCCGGCACGAACGCCGGCGGGTACCCGTCCAGCTCGAACGACGGCTCGCGGCCCAGCTCGAGGACCTCGCGCGCCTCCGACTCGACCCGCGTCGTCACCGGACACCCCGGATCTGCGCGACCTCCGCCGCCAGCTCGTCAAGGTCGTCCAGCTCACGCGGCGCGCCACGCTGCAGCGGCTCGAGCGTCCGCACGAGCTGCGCCGACAGCGACGCCACCGACGACGCCGCGAGGTCCGGGTCGTCCAGCGACAACGCGAGCCGCAACGCGATCGCCCCACCCAGCGACCCGACCGCCCGGCACCGCTCAAGCTCCGCCCGCACCGCAGCCACCATCGCACCCTCGACCGGCGCCGACCGCCGCGGAACCTCGAGCACCACCGCCCGCCGATGCTCCGCACACCGATCCGCGTCCGGATCACGCAACGGCGGACGGAACTGCCGATCACAGCGCTCGCCCTCGACGACCTCGACACACCTACGCCGGGTCGCCGACGACCTAGCCACGGCTCACCCCGGAACCCGTTGCTACACAACGGTTTTCGGGCACCTGCGCAGGCCCGAAACCCGTTGTGCCACAACGGTTTTCGCGTGACGTGACCCGCACGCCCGCCGCGAGGGGGGGGCGCGCTCGCGAC